GCTACTAGTATTACACTAGCAGCAGACACTATTTCTGTAATTAACTACACAGGTGCAGCAGCTGCAACTTGTACATTACCTGCAGCAACAGCAGGAACAGTTGTAGTTTATGCGCAAGCGGTTGACACAACTGGTGGAACGGCAGTATTAACTTTTGATGCAGCAGGTTCTGATGTTTGGGCAACTGGTTCTGTAATTGAATCAAGAGGTTCAAGTGAAGTAACTTTTGATACTTCAGCAGCAGGTGAAACTAAATTAACTTTCACACCAGCTAACGCAACAACAAATTTGTTGACTGTTGGTGGACAGATTGCTTTCATTTGTTATGAAACAGGCACATGGCACATTGCAACATCATTAGCTAGAGAAACAACTCAAGTTACTGGTGTATTCGCATT